CCTTTCCGTACAAAAATATCCGTTTATGGGATTTTAGCGAGGTGGTGATGATGGGTAGAAACGGACAACCAGTTGAAATACTGCAGGCTAAGGGTAAAAGTCATCATCTCACCAAAGCTGAGATTGAGAAAAGAAAGTCTGCACAGATAAAAACTGGCAGCAAAACTTTCAAGGCATCCGAACAGGTGATGGTTGATCAAGTAGCACTTACAAAATTCAAACAGCTCAAAAAACTATTCCGTGAAATTGAATTCATTGATGGGCTAGACGAAAACATCATTAACCGCTACTGCATAACTTACAGCCAGATGCAACAGTTGATCGATTATAAAAGTAAAAACGCCATCGCTCTTGAAGGATTGACCATGTTTGATGAAATGCTTAAGCTGGATGCGCGCATAGACAAAAAGCAGGACTTGTTAATCAAGATGGAGGATCGGCTTTTTCTGAACCCGGTATCTAGGCTAAAGAATGTACCCAAGAAAGAGGAAAAGAAAGCCGATCCTTTGGCAGATATGGGATACGGGAATGTATGAGGTACGAACTTAAACAATACTGTGACGAAGTAATCAACAACAATATAGCTTACTGCCTAAAATACAAATGGTCAGCTATGCGCTTCCTGAGAGATTTAAGGCGCGAAGAAACAGAAGAATTTCCCTGGCTGCTGGATGAAGAAAAAGCTAAACTATATTTCAATTGGATGCGTCTATTCAAGCACAGCAAAGGGCCGCTTGCGGGCCAGAAAAAAGAACCGGCACTATATGAGCTTTTTGTTTACGGCAATATCTACGGATGGGTACACCGCGAAACCGGCTTGAGAAGGTTCCGCAGGTCGTATGAGCAGTTAGCGCGGAAGAATGCAAAATCTCAGGACAAGGGCATCCAAGCCTTGTACGAGATATCTGCCTTCGGTGAACCGATGGCAGAGGCTTATGTAGCGGCCACCAAAAAAGCCGATACAAGGTTTGTTTGGGGAGAAGCAAGCTGGTTGTACCAGAACTCAGAGTTGCTTAAAGATAAATTCGTAACTAAATTTGACCAAGAACTGCAAGCTACAGTTATAAAGCATAAAAAGAGCGGTTCTTTTTTTGCGCGTCTATCAAAAGAAGACAAGAAGAATGGCGACGGTACCAATCCACAGTTTGTTGTGCTGGACGAATACCACCAGCATGAAACAACGGAATACTATGACCTAGCATCATCCGGTATGAAAACAAGGTTACAGCCTCTATTATCAATCATATCAACTGCCGGTTTTGAATTAAACAACCCTTGCTACCGTGTTGAATATGACTACGTTAGTAAGATACTTGACCCTGATAATCCCGTTGAAAACGACCGTTATTATGTTGCGATATGCGAAGCAGAAACCGACGAAAATGGCAAGATGGTAGACGATATAACAAGTGAGTCTGCCCGTTTAAAGTCAAATCCCATCATTGGCAATACCACAGTGGGTAAAGAGTCTATCGAATATGACGTTATGGAAGCTCAGGACAAGCCCGAAAAAATGCGGGACGTTCTGACAAAGACGTTCAATATTTGGATCAACCAACGTGCTGCCGGTTATATGAATATGGCAAAGTGGAAATTGTGCGGCACAAATGACGGTAGGCCATTCCTGGACGTTACCGGAATGAAAGTTTATCCTGGACTTGACCTTGCGGCAACACTTGACTTAACAAGTCTGTCATTCGATGTACCCTTGCCAGATGGGTGTTATGCTGTTTTATCACACTCGTTTATGCCCGAGGAAACTTATGAGGCGAGAATGAAGGAGGGCAAGATTAGATTTGACCTTTGGAGGGATCAAGGATGGTTAACGGTTACACCGGAGGCTGAAGTTGACTACCATTTTATTTTAGAATACTTAATTAAAACTTTCGAAGAATACAAATGGCCTAAGGGTGAGATATGTTTTGACCGGGCACTTGCTACCTGGTTATCACATGAACTTGATTTGCTTGGATTTATCCCGGTAGATATACCGCAGAGTTTTACAGGGTTAAGTGAGGCTACAAAAGATTTTAGGAATAAGGCATACAACAAAAAAATATTCCATAACAATAATCCTGTTTTAACCTGGGCTATCGGCAATGCCGTAACAAGAAAAGGCCCGAGCGAAAACATAATGCTAGATAAATCTAAGGCAAGCGATAAAATTGACCCCATAGCTTCACTTATTAACGCCCATGTCCGGGCTATGGTAAACGAGGATAAGTCTTCAGTTTATGAAAAACGTGGCATGAGATCTCTGTAAGGAGGTGAACATTTGAAATTAAGACAAAGAATCGGTATGGCAAGCAGGATGGTATTTAAAAACAACTGGTTTGACGAATATATCAGGTCATTTCTCCGGGGCGACGATGTACCCGGCACACCAGGTTATACGAATATAAATACACACACAGCCATGAAGTATACGGCTGTTTTTGCTTGTGTGCGAGTGCTATCGGAGACACTGGCATCAATGCCGATTATGCTGTATCGCAAAAAGCCAGACGGCGACAGGGAGTCTAAAAACGATCTAGCCGTCTACGATATCCTGCATAATGCACCGAACGATGAAATGTCACCGTTTAATTTTAAAGAATCGTGCATGATCAGTCTTAATACCGGCGGCAATGCTGTCTGTGAGCGTCTGGTTAATCGCTATGGTCAACTGGTTGGACTATACCCATACCCCTGGTCTATGGTACAGATAGAGCGCGATAAAGAGACTGGGCGACTGGTATACAAGGTTAGGGATGGAACTAGATTTAAGGATTTAGACAGATCGCAGGTATTTCATATCTCCGGACTGAGTTTTGACGGTGTTATCGGGGTATCACCCATCGAATACGCGGCATCGGCTATTAGATTGGGACTGTCGTATGAGCAGTTTGGTAATAGTTTTTATAAAAATGGCGCCAATGCAAGCGGTATATTTTCTTTTCCTCAGGCTTTAAGTGATACGGCTTTCGAGAGACTAAAGAAAGACTTAACTAAAAACTATACTGGATTGGTTAATACCGGCAAACCGATGATTTTAGAAGAGGGTGCCGACTTTAAACAGATGACCATTAAACCGGTAGACGCTGAGTTGTTGGGAAATAAAAAGTTTCAGACTGAAGATGTGGCAAGGATTTACCGCGTGCCGTTGCACTTGATACAGAATCTTGACAAAGCAACATTTTCCAATATTGAACAGCAAAGCCTTGAATTTGTAATGTATACGATGCTTCCCTGGTTTAAGCGCTGGGAGGAAAATATTAACATGCAGCTCCTGACGCAACAAGAGCGCATGGCTGGTTATTATCTGGAGTTTAAAGTAGATTCTTTGCTTCGAGGCGACGCAAAAAGCCGGGCAGAGGCCTACTCCATAGCTAGACAATGGGGTTGGATGTCAGTTAATGACATAAGAAAATTAGAGAATATGAACTCTATACCTAACGGCGATATATACCTGGAACCGCTTAATATGATTGAAGCTGGTAAAGTCCAGGATAACATCAAGGCCACGGCTGAGGAAATATATAAAATGCTGCAGAGTAAAGCGGCGTAGAAGGGAGGTAAAGTATTGAGAAATAAGAAAAAGAAATTTTGGCAGTTCAAAGCTAAAACCGATGACCCTGCTACTGGCGAGCTTATGCTTTATGGCGACATATCAAGCTATGAATCATGGTGGTCAGATGTAGTTACACCGAAGCAGTTTAAAGAGGATCTTGACGCTCTTGGCGATATAACAAACCTAAACGTGTATATAAATTCAAGCGGTGGCGATGTATTTGCTGGACAAGCTATTAGGTCCATGCTGAAACGTCATAACTCTTATAAGACGGGCTATGTAGACGGACTTGCCGCATCTATAGCCTCTGTAATATTAACTGCCTGCGACAAAGTCATTATGCCGAGCAACGCTATGCAGATGGTTCATAAATGTTGGACTTGGTCAGTTGGTAACGCTGATGACATGCGCAAGATGGCCGAGGACATGGATAAGATTGACCAATCCATAGTAGCATCATATCAAGAAAAAACGGGCCTGAGTAAAGAAGAGATTATCGACATTATGAAGGCTGAAACTTGGATGACTGCTGAAGAAGCTGTTGAGATGGGATTTGCTGACGAAATCGAAGGGAGTAAGGACATCGCTGCATCGCTACAGGACGGCTTTTTAATTTTAAACGGTCATAAAATGGATTTGTCGCGGTTTAAAAAGTTGCCGGAAGGACTTAAAAACTTTACCAGAAGTCAAGAAAAAGATCCGGTAGGTCAGTTGCTGAGCGCAGCTAATGCGCTACAGGATGCAGGAAGAACACTATCCACTGCTAACGAGCAACGTATCACGCAGTCACGCGATCTTTTGAACGAGGTACTTAGTCAGTTAGATACTGAGGAGGCAGAGGACAGCGTTAAAAACAAACCGGAACCGCCAAAGCAAGCACCGGTTGACATATATCAAAAGCAGATTCTAATAAACAGGAGGAAAGCCAATGCTTAGAGGACTTTTGAAAAACAAGATTGATGAACAGCAGGCGCTTGTTAACAAAGCCATGACCGAACAGCGAGGCATGACTGGCGAAGAACAGGCCAGGTTTAACGCACTACAGACTGAGATTGAGGGACTGGAGAAGACTATTGAGGCTGCAAATAAGGTCAATGACCAGCAGGCCAAAATGAATACTCCGGTTAATAAACCAGTGCATGTGGAAGTTGGTGCGAACGGTGCTGAAAGTAAACCTTTTAATTCCTTCGGAGAGTTTTTACAGTGTGTCCGTGCCGCTGCCGAGCCTGGTATCCAACCTAATGATTGGGACGCCCGTTTGAAGTGGCAAAACGCGGCTACAGGTATTGGTTCATCTCCGTCCGATGGTGGCTTTCTTATTCAGAGAGATGTGGCAACTGAGTTAATCAGTAACGGTTACGAGCAAAGTATGCTTGCTCCGCTTTGCCGTAAGGTACCAATTGGAGAAAATTCAGATGGTCTTTCAGTAAACGTTGTTGATGAAACATCACGCGCCACAGGATCGCGTTGGGGCGGTGTACGCGTTTACTGGCGCGGTGAAGGTGATACTGTAGATCCTTCAAAATTCAAGCTGCGCCGTATGGATTTACCGCTTGAGGATTTGATGGGGTTGTGTTATGCGACAAACGGAATGATGCGAGATGTAGCTCAACTTGGTGCGATAATCAGTCAGGCTTTTTCAGAAGAAATCGCATGGACTTTGGATGATGTTATTGCAAACGGTAACGGTGTCGGAAAACCTCTCGGCTACCTTAAGGCACCAGCACTTGTCACTGTCGCTAAAGAAGCTGGCCAAGCGGCCCAAACAATACTCACAGCCAATCTAAGTAAAATGTGGGCCAGACTTTGGGCGCGCTCCAGAAGAAACGCTATCTGGTTAATTAATCAAGACATTGAACCGCAACTCGATGAATTGGCTCTGATCGTAGGTGTAGGTGCACTTGAACCAAGATTCGTTACTTACGGACCTGATGGTGCGCTTAGAATAAAAGGGCGTCCGGTAATGGCTGTTGAGCAGGCATCAACTTTAGGCACTGTCGGTGATATTTCTCTCGTCGATTTATCACAATACGTGTTAATCGATAAAGATGCAGTCGAAATGGCTGAATCTGTGCATGTCCGCTTCATCTACGGCGAGAATGTATTTCGCTTTATGTATCGTGTGAATGGTCAACCTTATTGGCAGAGTGCTTTGACTCCGGCCAATGGTGCAAATACCCAATCTCCTTATGTTGCCCTGGCTACACGCGCATAATAAACACGGGGCTAATAGCCCCGTCTATCTCAAATAATTTATCAGGAGGAATGGAAAAATGTCTTTAGCTCACATTATAGGTAACAAGATTGACATTATTGAAGGTTTTCCGGCAGTAGACTTGTCTGCTGGGGCTAATACTGGCGATTATATAAGTATTAAAAACGCTGAAAGAGCAGCTGTTGTTTTTGTAAGCGGTGTCGGTACTGCTGGGGATGATCCTACTTTGACACTACAACAAGCTCAGGATGTGGCAGGTACAGGAGTAAAAGCACTTAACTTTATGACTATATACGTAAAACAGGCAGCAGTTAGTTTGGCCGCCGTAACGGGATGGACAAAAGTAACACAAGCGGCAGCAAACACTTATACCGAGGCAACTGCAGCAGAACAGTCTTTGATTTGGATTGTCGAAATTGATCCAAATGAATTGGATGTAGCTAATGGGTTTGATTGTATCAGGGCTACTGTTGCAGATGTCGGTAATAATGCACAACCTGGTTATCTGTATTATTTGGTCGTACCAAAACTTAAAG